AACGCTTGGCGATGAAGGCGTGCAAGGGGCCAGGGAAGACGACGGTGCTGGCGTGGATGGTGTGGAACTTCCTGGCCACGCGGCCTGACTCCAACGTGGCGTGTACGAGCATCAGCGGCGACAACCTGAGCGACGGCCTGTGGAAGGAGCTCGCCAAGTGGCAGAACAAGAGCGCATACCTGCTGGCGGCGTTCGAGTGGCAGAAGACGCGCATCATCAGCCGTGTCCCTGGGCACGCGGGCACCTGGTGGGCTGCCGCTCGGACCTGGAGCAAGAGCGCTGACGCGCAGAGCCAGTCCGATACGCTGGCCGGACTCCACGCGGACTACATGCTGTTCGTGGTGGACGAGGCTGGCGGCGTGCCTCAGGCGATCATGGCGACGGTTGAGGCCGCGCTGAGCACGGGCATCGAGACCAAGCTCGCGATCGCTGGCAATCCGACGCATACGGATGGCCCGCTCTGGAACGCTTGTACGCAGTTCCGCCACCTGTGGACGGTGTACGAGATCAGCTCGGCGCCTGAGGACCCGGACCGCACGCCACGCGTCTCCAAGGAGTGGGCGGCGCAACAGATCGAGATGTTCGGGAAGGAGAATCCGTGGGTGCTGGTCAACGTCTACGGCAAGTTCCCGCCAGCGTCGATCAATGCGCTCCTCGGTCCTGATGAAGTCCGTGCGGCCATGCGGCGGACGCTCCATCCGTCCAAGTTCAACTTCCAGCAGAAGCGCCTGGGGATTGACGTGGCGCGCTTCGGTGATGACCGCACCGTGATCTTCCCGCGTCAAGGTCTCGTGGCGTTCAAGCCGGTGATCATGCGCAACGAGCGCACCACGGCCATTGCCGCTCGTGTCATGCTGGCGAAGGACCGCTGGAATAGCGAGGTGGAGCTGATCGACGATACGGGCCACTGGGGTCACGGCGTGATCGACAACCTGCTGGGCGTTGGCCACTCGCCTGTGGGCATCCAGTTCCACGGTGCACCAATCGACAAGCGCTACAAGAACCGGCGCGTGGAGGGCTGGCTCCGGATGGCGGAGTGGGTGCGACGTGGTGGCGTCCTCCCGAACATCCCCGAGCTGGTGGGTGAGCTGACGGTGCCGACGTACACGTTCGCGGGTGGCGTGTTCATGCTTGAGGACAAGGAGCAGGTGAAGGAACGTCTCGGCCGCTCGCCTGACCTGGCGGATGCGTTGGCGTTGACGTTCATGCTGCCTGAGGCGCCAAGTCAGCTAGACGTGCCGGCCTGGCTCGCACGCTCCACGAACAAGGTCAAGAGTGAGTGGGATCCGTTTGACTTCACGGGTGAGCGCCATGAGCGCGATGAGGTGAATGTATGAAGGCGTTCTTCCAGCGTGAGGCGTTGACGCCTGCGCTCTTCGATGAGATGCTCCCGCTCCTCCAGGACCACTGGAAGGCGATCGCGCATTACCAAGACATCCCGCTCAGTCCGGCGATCGACGTCTACCTGGCGAGTCAGGCCGCGGACATCCTCCGCGTCTACACGCTGCGGGACGCTGATGCGCACTACCGGCTGGAGGGCTATGCGGTCTTCTTCGTGCGGCCGAACCCGCACTACAGCGGATCACTCCAGGCGGCGCAAGACATCCTGTACATCAACCCTGCGTCCCGACTGGGGATGACCGGGATCAAGTTCATCAAGTGGTGCGACGAGCAGCTTCGTGAGGACGGGGTGCAGGCCGTCTATCATCACAGCAAGGTCCAGCACGACTTCGGGAAGATCCTCACGCGCCTCGGCTATGAGGCCGTGGACATCATCTACGCACGGAGGCTTGACTAATGGGCATCACGGCAGCAATCATCGGTGCGGTCGCCTCAGCCGGTGGGGCAGCGCATACGATCAGCGAGACGGGGAACGCCAAGCGTGCGGCCAAGCGGAATGATCGCAAGCAACAGACGCTCCTGAGCGAACAGAAGGCCGAGATGGAGAACACGATCAAGGCAGAACGGGCGTCAGCGGACCAGACGGCACGGAACGCAGCCGCCTCTCGCCAGCGTGCGCTCCTCCAGGCTGGCGGCTCCAAGGCCGGGAGTGGCGGCGGGAAGAACGGCACGCTCCTCACAGGCGCTCGCGGCCTGGGCACCTCCACCCTCCTGGGGTACTGATCATGACGGGACCTTCCGCACCGATCTACACCTCCGCGCCACTCACGCGCCGTCAGCAGTACGAGCTCTGGCGGAGTGAGCTCAAGAACGAGCGGACCAGCTTCATCAGTCACTGGAATGAGCTCTGCGATTTCATTCTCCCGCGTCGTGGCCGCTTTGCACTGAGTGACGTGAACCGTGGTGACCGGCGCTCCAAGAACATCATCGACTCCACGGGCACGTTCGCGTCACGCACGCTCGGCTCGGGGATGCACTCGGGCATGACGTCACCCGCTCGGCCGTGGTTCGAGTATGGCGTGTCTGATCCGGTCCTGAACGAACTGCCGGCGGTCAAGGCGTGGCTCCATGAGGTGTCCAAGATCGTCCACGCAGTGTTCGCGAAGACCAACCTGTACAAGGCACTGCCCACGCTGTATCAGGACGCAGGCGTCTTCGCCACGGGTGCGATGATTCACCTGGAGGATGATGAAGACGTCGCGCACTTTGACACGTTCCCGATCGGCAGCTACATGATCGGTACGGATGACCGTGGTCGCGTCCGGACGTTCATCCGCGAGTACACGCTCAAGGTCCATCAGATCATCCAGCGCTTCGCTCCCATCGTGGATGGCGTTCATGACATGCGCAACATCTCCACGCAGGTACAGGACCTGTGGCGAACCGGCTCACGCAATGCGTCGGTCGAGGTCGTCCACATCATCGTGCCCAACGAGTTCCACGACAAGGAAGGTGGCCACCTGGTGTCACCCTCCAAGAAGGCGTTCGTGGAGTGCTACTACGAGGTGGGGGCGGATCGCACGTGGTACGGCGGGATGAAGGAGGTGTTCCTCAAGACGGGAGGCTACGACGAGTTCCCGGTCTACGCCTTCCGCTGGGAAGTCGCGGGTGAGGACAGCTACGGCACGAACTGCCCAGGGATGACGGCGCTCGGTGACATCAAGCAACTCCAGCACGGCGAGAAGCGTGGAGCGCAGGCGCTAGACCTGCTGGTGAAGCCGCCGATGAAAGGACCAACGTCAATGAAGTCGGCCAAGGCGTCCATCATCACGGGTGACATGACCTACGTTGACGAGCAGAACGACAAGGGCGGCTTCAAGCCGGTGTTCGAGATCCGGCCGGACCTGGACAAGCTCGAGGCCAAGCAGGAGCAGAAACGGTTCCTCATCCGGCGCGCCTTCCATGAGGATCTGTTCCTCCAGATGATCAACGACACGCGGCTCCAGCGGGCCACGGCGCGTGAGGTGGACGAGCGACACGAGGAGAAGTTGCTGGCGCTCGGTCCGGTGCTGGAGCAGGTGACGCGGGACGTGCTGGACCCGCTCACCACGCGGCAGTTCAACATCTGCTTGCGCAAGGGCCTGCTGCCGGAGCCTCCTGAGGAGCTGCGTGGCCAACCGCTCAAGGTCGAGTACAAGTCGATCATGGCGACGGCGATGAAGATGATCGGCCTCAGCAGCCTGGACCGCTTCACGGCCTCCATGGTGCAGATCGCCACGGTACAGCCGGACATCTTGGACGGCATCAACACCGATGAAGTGGTAGACGCCTATCACGACATGACGGGCGTGCCGCCGAAGCTGCTGCGTGATCCCAAGGAACGCGACGCTATCCGGGCAGCACGCGCCAAGCAAGCGCAGCAGGCACAGACGGCAGCGGTGGCCAAGGATGCGGGACAGGCCGCTGCCGCGCTTTCCTCAGCAGACTCACGATCGCCCAACGCGCTCACGGATCTGCTGGCTCAATCACGCGCCCCAGGCGCCGCACAGAGGGTCCAGTAAATGGCGAAGGAAGAGGCACCACTCGTTCGCAACGTTGGCAGCAAGCAACAGGTCGTGCGCGCCAGCAAGTCGGAGAGGTTCCGGCGTGAGACGGAGCTGTTGGAGCTGCGGGAGTTGATGAAGGATGTCCGCTTCCGTCGTTTCATGTTCCGGCTGTTGGGGTACACCAGCGTGTTCCAGTCCATCTTCGAACAGTCGTCGAAGATCTATCACAACGCTGGCCGGCAGGACGTCGGCCACTTCCTCATGGCAGAGATCACGGAGGCAGATGAAGAAGCATACATGGTGATGATGCGCGACCATTACCGCGCCAAGCGTGCACAGATCGACCCTGATCATCTCACATCGAACGGAGACGAGTAAGTCATGGATCCCAAGGAAGAAGAAGCCGCTGCCGCCGCCACCGCGCAGGCAGCCGCTGACAAGGCCGCAGCTGATGCCGCAGCTGCCGCCGCAGCCGCCGAAGCCGCGAAGAACAAGGCTCCGGAGGCGTACGACCTGAAGCTCTCGGAAGGATCACATCTGGATGCCACTGCAGTCGAGAAGACAGCCACCATCGCGCGTGAGCTCGGACTCTCGCAGGAAGCAGCGGCCAAGGTGTTCGGTCACCTGGAGTCCATGGTCGGGGAGCGCGTCACGGCGACCACGCAGGACTTCGCGCCAGGCGGTCCCGTCTGGACGAAGCAGGTCGAGCAGTGGGAGGCTGAAGCGCTGGCCGACCCGATCCTCGGCGGAACGCCTGAGAAGCTCCAGGCCAACGTCAAGGTGGTGAAGGGCTACATCGAGAAGTTCTTCGAGCCGGAGATCCTGGAGTTCCTGGACACCACCGGTCTCGGCAGCAACCCGCGGTTCCTGCGCGGTCTGCTGAAGGCGACGAAGGCGTTCGCCGAAGGATCAACGCTGGACCGCGGAAGCGAGACCAAGCCCGCGCTGACGGATGAAGATGCACGTGCCAAGAAGTTCTACGGCACGCCCACACCCTCCAAGTAAGGAGCACCACCGATGCGAACGTTCCTCTCCCGAGCATGGCCGATCGTACTGCTGATCCCCCTGCTCCTCATCACCAACATGTTGGTCGCCCAGGGAGCGCCTGCGGGCATCCTCATGGGTGCCACCATCGGCGCCACCGTGCAGACCCTGGCGGACTGGGGCAAGAAGCTGGACCCCGACGGCAAGGTGCCGGATATCATCGAGATGCTCTCGCAGACCAACGAGATGCTGGCGGACATGATGTGGATGCAGGGCAACCTGCCCACCGGTCACCGCGCCACCATCCGTACCGGTCTCCCGACCATCTACTGGCGTTTGCTGAACCAGCCTGTGCCGACATCGAAGAGCGCCACGGCGCAGGTCGATGAGAACACCGGCATGATGGAAGCGTGGGCTGAAGTCGACGTGGAGCTGGCCGATCTGAACGGCAACACGGAAGCCTTCCGTCTGTCTGAGGCGCAGTCCTTCATCGAGGCGATGAACCAGGAGATGCAGCAGACGCTGCTCTACGGCAACGCGAGCGTGTCACCCGAGGAGTTCACGGGTCTCTCGCCGCGCTACTCCAGCCTCACCGCCGTCAACGGGTCGAACATCGTGCTCCCCACGGGCACCCCGTCCGGCGCGGACAACATGTCCATCTGGCTGATCTGCTGGGGCGCGAACACCGTCTCCGGCATCTTCCCGAAGGGCAGCAAGGCAGGGCTCAACCACGTCAACCATGGTGAGACGACGATCGCCGGCAGCACCGGCATCGGCGGGTCGCGCATGCGCGTCTACCAGGACCAGTGGACGTGGAAGGTCGGGCTCCTGCTGAAGGACTGGCGCTACGCGGTCCGCATCCCGAACATCGACACCTCGCTCCTGGCGGCTGACGATGCTGG